CTTCACGCGGTTCGGCACCGTGCCAGGCCAGGCGGCCGCCGCCTCGCTCATGCGCAACCAACAACGCGCAGCCATCTTGCGCCTGCTGCTGGACGCGGAGCACGCAGGCCAGCGCCTGTCCATGTCCGCCCAGGCCAACAACAACGCCTGGATCGCACTCAGCAGCGCCGAAGGCTTCCCAGCACGCATGGACAGGCGCGAGTTCTTCGCAACGCTGTTCGGCATGCAACGCGACGGCCTCATCGAGGAGGCCGAGTACGTGCGCAGCAACCGCGCCAAGGCCAAGTGCCTGGCGCTCACGGATGTGGGCAAGCTGCGCGCGGCATCGGGCTCAGGGGCGCCGGCGATGTGGAAAGGAGCACCGGAATGAGGGCGTGCACGCGGTTGCACGCGGTTGCACGTGCACTGCACGTGCAGGCTGGTGCAGCAGGGTTGGGGCAGGCAAGGCCCCGCCGCCATGGGCGGGGGCCTGCCCCCTGCTGGGTGCACGCGCATCCGCACTCGCTTCATTCCCCCCCTTTAGGGGGGGGGAGAGCGCGTGCACCGCGTGCAGCCCTACTGAGCGTGGGGTTATTGGGGCCCAAAGCAGGGGCCAAGGGTTGGGCAAACTGGGAGCGAAGGAGCTGACGCATGAACCGCAACACGATGCCGGAATGCAAACACCACGTGCCGCTGGATAGCGAGTGCAGGCAGTGCGCAAGCAGCCGGCCGCGGCTGTCAGACGACGAGATCGGCAGGCTCTGGTTCGAGCTCGCACTGCCAGGCGTCACCGAGACAGCAGCCAGACGCATCGTCAGAGCAGCCGAGCAGCGATTGTTCGGTGTTGAGAGAATCGCAGCATGATGTTGGAAAGTGCAACGGTGAGTCGGGCGCAGCCTGCGGCGGTGGCGAAACCGAAGGGTGACCGAAAAATCGTCGCGGTCAGCCCACGCAACGGCCAGGCGCTGCCGGCGGGGCCAGGGCGGCCCAAGGGCCAGAAGTCGCGGCTGATCAACCTCCGCGACGCGGTGCTCGAGGCGTTCGACCAGGTCGGCGGCGTGCAGTACTTGGCGCAGCTGGCCAAGGGCACGCAGAGCGACCGGGCCGCGTTCTGCGGCCTGGTGGCCAAGGTGCTGCCCACGCAGATCAACCAGACCGTCGACGGCGGCATCAGGCTCGAGCTGGCCTGGCTGGGCGGGCGGCAGATTGGCACAACGACGGCACAAACCGTCGAGCAGCAGACGGAAGTCATTGATCTGCAACGCAATTCGCGGGGTAAGTACCAGATCATTGATCCGAAGACAGGCGCCGAAGCCGCTGACACCCTCGAAACCCCGACCGCACAGGAGGCCGTAGGAGCCGCCGACGGGCCTGGTGGCTACGGTGGCACCGACTGACCCTCGATCGTCGATCCTGGGCCGTTCTGACGCGTCCCAGGGCCATCGGCGCGGGGCAGTTGCCCCGGGCCAGGCGGGGGAGGGGCGGGCAGGCCGCGGGCCGACCCCCACCCCCCGTCGCGCGCGGGGGAGGGGGGAGGGGTCGAGGCAGGGGCCCCCCCCCATTTCTCCCTACCCCCTCAGACCATGATGAGCATTCCGCAACACGACCCTGTCGAGCGCCCGGCGCACTACACGCAGCATCCGAGTGGGGTGGAGGCGATTGCGATCACGGAGCACTTCAACTTCAACTGTGGCAACGCGATCAAGTACATCTGGAGGGCGGGTTTGAAGAGCAGCAGCCCGGTGGAGGACTTGCGCAAGGCGCGGTGGTATGTCGAGCGTGAGATTCAGAGGCTGACGCGGGCATGAATCTTCAGGAGTACCAACCCCGGCAGGTGTTCCTGCCTTTGCACAACCGGGCCAAGCGCTGGACGGTTGTCGTCGCGCACCGAAGAGCCGGCAAGACGGTGGCGATGTGTGCTGACCTGGTGCTGGGCGCGCTCGAGACGTCGCTGCCGAAGCCGCAGTTTGCGTATCTCGCCCCCCAAAGGGACCAGGCCAAGCGGGTGGCGTGGAGCTACCTGAAGGGGCTGACGAAGCCGTTTTGGAGCAAGCAGCCCAACGAGTCGGAGCTGAAGATCAGCATCTACAACGGCCACAAGGGCGAGAGCACGATCTACGTGGCGGGCGCGGACAACTATGACGCGCTGCGGGGCATGTACTTTGACGGTGTGGTGCTGGACGAGGTGGGGCAGATCCGGCCGAGTGCCTGGTACACGGTGCTGCGTCCGGCCCTGTCAGACCGGCGCGGCTGGGCCATCTTTGCTGGCACGCCTGCGGGCAAGAACATGTTCTGGAATCTGCGCGAGGAGGCGCGGCTGAACCCGGGCACGCACTTGCTGATGGAGCTGCCGGCGTCCAAGACTCAGATCATTCACCCGGACGAGCTGCGTGATGCGAAGGCGCAGATGACGGAGGAGGCGTTCGAGGTTGAGTACGAGTGCAGCTTCGACGCGGCGGTGCCTGGGGCGTATTACGCCAAGCTGGTGGGGGAGGCTTACGAGCAGGGGCGGGTGGGCGAGCACGCGGTGGATGCGGCGTTCCCGGTGCACTTGGTGGCGGACCTGGGCTACACCGACAGCTGCAGCTGGTGGGGCTGGCAGGAGACGCCGGACGGGTATCGGGTGGTTGAGTTCTACGAGAACGACAACCAGCCGGTCAAGCACTACATCGACTGGGTGAAGAGCCGGGCCTACAAGGTGGGGCAGGTGTACCTGCCGCACGATGCGCGGGCGAAGTCGTTGCAGACGGGCAAGTCGATCATCGAGCAGTTCCTGGCCGCGGGGATTCGGCCGCAGCTGGTGCCGGAGATGAGTCTGCAGGACGGCATCGAGGCGGCGCGGCTGGTGATCCAGCGCTGCTGGTTCGATGAGGGCGGCACGTATGAGGGGGTTGAGCACCTGCGTGCGTACATGCGGGAGTGGGACGAGCGGACGCAGACTTACCGCAACAAGCCCAAGCACGACCAGCACTCGCACGCGGCGGACGCGTTCAGATACCTCGCGCTGGCTGCGCGCCCGGTGGTGGGAAAATCGCATCGCGGTGTGCCTGTGGCACCAAGCAAGGGTCTGGGGCAGGGTGCGCACTATGCGTTTGCTCTGGATGACATCTGGGACTGCGGGCCGAAGCCGCTGCAGAGGATCGGGTGATGGACGAAGGCAAGATCACCAGCGAGAGCGATTTCCAGTCGAACCCGGCTGGTCTGGCGCAGCGCTGGGGCACCGAGATCGAGGCGGCGGGCAAGGAGCTGCTGAAGTTCCACGAGGATGCGCGCCGCATCAACAAGCGTTACCTGGACAAGCGCGACGCGTATGGCGCAGACGAGAGCCGGGTGAACCTGTTCTGGAGCACGATGAAGGTGCTCCTGTCGATGCTGTACGCGCGGCCGCCGAAGGCTGACGTCAGCCGCACCTTCCAGGACTACGACGATGACGTGGCGCGGGTGGCGGCCACGATGCTGCAGCGCATCCTGAACCGCGGGTTCGATGACGACACCTCGGCGTGGGACGCGGCGGTGCGCCAGGGCATTGAGGACTGGCTGGTGGTGGGCCTGGGGCAGATCTGGCTGCGCTACGAGGTGACGACCGAGCCCTACATGGTGCCGGCTGAGCTGGACCCGATGACGGGTGACGTGCTGGTGCCGGAGCAGGAGGCCGAGCGCATCGTCGATGAGGACGCCCCGGTGGACTACATCTACTGGGAGGACTTCTTCTGGAGCCCGGCGCGCACCTGGCACGAGGTTCGGTGGGTGGCGCGGCGCGTCTACATGACCAAGGACCAGCTGCAGGCGCGTTTCGGCGAGGAGATCGCCCGCATCGTGCCGCTGGGTGGGCGCAAGCAGGTGCAGTCGACCAACGACAGCACGCCCCAGTACGACCCCTGGACCAAGGCCGAGGTGTTCGAGATCTGGTGCAAGGAGAACCGCAAGGTCTATTGGTACGCCAAGGGCGCCGAGGTGATTCTGGACGTCAAGGACGACCCGCTGCAGCTGGACGGGTTCTACCCGTGTCCGAAGCCGGTGGCGGCCAACATCACGTCCAGCAACTTCATGCCGCGCGCGGACTACGTGTTCGCGCAGGACCAGTTCCAGGAGCTTGACGAGATCAACACCCGCATCACCTGGCTGACGCGCGCGGCCAAGGTGGTGGGTGTTTACGACAAGTCGGCCGAGGGCGTGCAGCGCATGTTCCAGCAGGCGGCCGAGAACCAGCTGATCCCGGTGGACAACTGGGCGCTGTTCGCCGAGCGGGGCGGCGTCAAGGGTCAGGTCGACTGGGTGCCGATCGACATGATCGTCAACGCCATCGATCGCCTGCGCCAGTACCGCCAGGACAAGGTGATGCAGATCTACGAGGTGCTGGGCATCTCGGACATCATGCGTGGCAGCTCCAAGGCCAGCGAGACGGCCGCGGCGCAGCAGATCAAGGCGCAGTTCGGCTCGACACGCGTGCAGTTGATGCAGTTCTACATCGCCGACTGGATCAGCCAGGCGCTGCGCATCAAGGCCGAGATCATCTGCAAGCACTGGCAGCCTGAGACGATCATCCGGCGCTCGAACATTGAGCGCACGCCTGACGCGCCGCTGGCCGGCGAGGCGATCGCCCTGCTCAAGGACGAGGAGATGAGCGAGTACCGGGTGACCATTGAGGCTGACTCGATGGCCGCGCTTGACTGGGCCGCCGAGCGTGACGCCGCGGTGCAGTTCATGCAGGGCCTGGGGGCGTTCATCAGCCAAGTGGCGCCGATGGCGCAGAGCGTGCCGGGTGCGGCGCCCGTGCTGCTGAGCATGCTGCAGTGGAGCGTGAGCAAGTTCCGGGTGTCGACGCAGATCGAGTCGATCCTCGACCAGGCCATCACGGGGCTGAAGCAGCAGGGCGTGCAGCCGCAGCAGCCGAGCCCCATGCAGATGGCCGAGGTTGAGGAGAAGAAGGCCGGTGCGGCCGAGCGTGCTGCCAAGGCCAAGAAGGCCAACGTGGAGGCCGCGGGCATGCAGATGCAGCTGGGCCAGCAGATGGCCATGCAGCCCAACCCGATGTTGCCCCCCGCCGGCGCGCCCATGCCGCCGCTGCAGGGCCCGATGCCGGTGCAGTGAGGTAGATGATGACTCAGACGCTTCAAGGCGCCCTGCAGCAAGCGATTCGCGACATTACTGGCAAATCAAGCCAGGATTTCAACGGCGACTTGCACGACTTGTGTTCGTACTACGGGATCCCTGATGCGCCTATCAGCGGAAGAGTCATTGCGCTGGTTCAGCTGTTTGACTCAACAGTCACCACCGCATCGTCTGCATTGAACTATCTGCTGCAGAACCCGCCGTCACCAACCCCACCAGCCGGAAACATCAACGTGCTCAACAGCACCGGCACGTCGTATTCAGTGCCTTTGGCCATTTTGACCAGCACGGGCGCGAGCTACACCGTCACAGACTCTGTGCTGTCCAGCAACGGCACGGCGTACACCGTTTGAGGTAAATCATGGCAGCTTTTGAAGTCATCGCTCTTGATACTGCAACACCGCAGTTGCGAGCGCCGGGGGCGTCTGACACCTACACATTCCCGCGTGCTGCGACGTTCAGCGCAGCCATCACTTACGGTGGCGTGACGCTGGCCAACGCGGTAACGGGTACTGGCAACTTGGTGTTGGCCACCAATCCAGAGTTCACGACGCCGAATCTTGGCACCCCGGCAGCGGCTACGCTGACCAACGCAACGGGCTTGCCTCTGACCACGGGCGTCACGGGTCTTTTGCCGGTTGCCAACGGCGGCACTGGCACGGCGACCCCTAGTCTGGTTGCTGGCACCAACATCACAATCACTGGCACGTGGCCCAACCAGACGATTGACGCGGCTGGTGGTGGTGGCTCGATGGTCTACCCATCTGCCGGGGTCGCAGTCAGCACCGGCAGCGCTTGGTCAACGAGCTACACGACCAGCGGGTCCGGCACGGAACTGGCGCTTACTGCGGGGCCGACATTCACCGGCACCACAACGCTGGCGACGGTGGCTCCTGAGTCCAACAACGCAAGCTCGGTGGGCTACACCGGGATGCCTCAGAACGCGCAGTCTGCGGCGTATACGCTGGTTGCGGGGGATGCGGGCAAGACCATCGTTCACCCGGCCTCGGACAACAACGCCCGCACGTTCACGATCCCTGCCAATGCAAGTGTGGCGTTCCCGGTAGGCACCACGATCACGTTCATCAACATGATCAACACCGTGACGGTTGCCATCACGAGCGACACGCTGTATCAGGCTGGTGACGGCTCGACGGGCAGCAGGACGCTGGCGGCGTACGGCATCGCCACGGCAGTGAAGGTCTCCAGCACGACCTGGATCATCAGCGGGAACGGCTTGTCATGAGCGGTGTACTCCACGGCGTAATCGCCAGCCTGAAGACTGCGGTGGCCTCGGTCACCGATGCGTACTGGAAATACGTCAGTCTGCTGCTGAACACCACCAGCACGAACGGCGCCCAGAACAATACGTTCCTAGACAGCAGCACCAACGCTTTCAGCGTTACGCGGAACGGCGACACTACGCAGGGCAGCTTCAACCCGTACATGCCTACGGGGTATTGGAGCGGGTATTTTGATGGGACGGGGGATTATTTAAGCGTTAATTTTTCTTCTGGATCTACGATAGCTGGAGATTTTACTTGGGAAACTTGGATTTACGATTTAGGAACTAAATCTTACGGCACTTTGCTTGGCTGGAGAACTGGATCGGTTCCATGGGCAGGTTTTGTAATTTACAGAAATAATAGTGAAAATTTAGTAGTTAGCATTTCAAGCGGCACTTTAGTTATTACGCAGACAAGCGGCACATACAAAAATAATCAGTGGAACCACGTTGCATTAGTGCGTTCTGGGACAACAGTCACGCTGTACGTTAATGGGGCAAGTGCTGGGTCAGGCACTTATTCCCCAAGTTTTAATCCTGGCGCTGCTTATTGGACGGCATCAGATCCATATAATAACGTCTCTAATGCACAGTTTGCGGGCTATATTAGCAATCAGCGCTTTGTGAACGGCACCGCTGTCTACACCAGCGCCTTCACGCCACCCACGTCACCCCTATCCGCGATCAGCGGCACCAGCCTGCTGTGCTTGCAGGACAACCGCTTCAAAGACAACAGCACCAACGCCTTTGCCATCACGGTTAACGGCGACACGCGCATCAGCAAGTTCGCGCCGTTCAACCCGCCAGCGTCGTACAGCACGGCTACCTATGGGGGCAGTGGGTATTTTGATGGTACGGGGGATTTTCTCACTGTTCCAAGCAACGCGGCTTTTGCATATGGAACAGGCGATTTTACCTGGGAATGCTGGTTTTACGCTGCAACAAACGGTGGCTACATAATAGAACACGGCTCAAACGGCGGAACAATCTCATTTGCCGGAACAAGGCTTGCTTATTACAACGCAACCATTGGTGTTGGGTCTGCGCTTTACACAACTGGGTTTGCATCAAATCCGCCATTAAACACTTGGTATCACATTGCGGCTGTTAGGAGCGGAGGGACAACCTCACTATATTTCAACGGCACTCTCTCAGTATCTGCTGCTGACAGTCACAACTATGGCAATCAATCAGTATCAATTGGTCAATTTGGAGGCGGTGGACTTAATTTTAAGGGCTATATTTCAAACTTGAGGTTGGTAAATGGGACTGCTGTTTATAGCGGTGCCACACTAACTGTTCCCACCTCCCCCCTCACCGCAATCAGCGGCACCAGCCTCCTGCTGAACTTTGACAACGCGGGCATCTACGACGCTGCGACGATCAACGATGCTGAGACCGAAGGCAATGCGCAGGTGTCTACAACTCAGGCGAAATTCGGCACGACATCGATGTATTTTGATGGGACGGGGGATTGGCTGCCGATCATCGACAAGCCTGAGCTACGGTTTGGTACGGGCGCGTTCACCGTTGAGTTCTGGCTGTACCTCGGCGCAACGGGTGCTGCTCGCGGCTTGGTGGCCAAAGGTACTAGCACGACCGGCTGGCTGGTGTCTACGGATGCCAGCGACAAGGTGGTGTTCACGTACACGACCAGCACCATTACATCCACGGGTGCGTTGTCTGGATCTACTTGGTATCACATTGCCGTAGTGCGTGAAGGCACTGGCAGCAACCAGACCAAGATCTACATTGACGGCGTGAACGACGGAACCGGAACGGTCAGCACGGACTTCAACCAGACCAGCGTCATGTATGTCGCGGCCAACCGCACGGGCGGCGATGCGCTCAACGGCTACATCCAAGACCTCCGCATCACTAACGGCTACGCCCGGTACACCGGCAACTTCACCCCGCCAACCGCAGCATTCCCGACGCTATGACGCTCTACAGCAAAAACGGCTCGATCCCCAAGGATCACACGGACGGCACTGAGGGCTGGGTGGAGGTGCCTGAGCCTCCGCTGCCTGGGCCGGGCGAGGAGACTATCTGGTGGGATCCTCCAGGCTGGGTGGTGCGGCCTGTGGAGCCAGCGCCTGTTGACGGCTATGTGTGGAAATGGAGCCAGAGCGAGGGGCAGTGGGTGGACTATCCCATCCCGACCGACCCGCCAGCGCCAACGCCGCCCCCGCCGCCGTCGCCTAACGGCACCATCACTACCGACCAGATCATCTCTGGCAACGTGACGATTTGAGGGCGCCATGAGCCTCGAAAAGACGAGCGACCTGGTCACCGTGCTGCTGCGCGCGCGCACGGTGGCGCACATCGAGCACTGGGCCACCGACAGCTACAGCCAGCACATGGCTCTGGGGGCGTTCTACGACGCCCTGAGCGACCTGATGGACCAGTTCGTCGAGTCCTACCAGGGCTACGCCGGCAAGCGCGTCAAGCCGGCCCTGGACGCGGCCAGGCCGAAGGAGTCGATCGCCGACGAGCTCGAGCTCGACATCGAGCGCATCGCCCGGCTGCGCTACCAGGCCGTGCCGCGTGACGAGACCTGCCTGCAGAACATCATCGACGAGATCGAGAGCCTGTACCAGACCACGATCTACAAGCTGCGCATGCTGAAGTGAGGCCCCGATGGACACCCAAGCCTTGATTGACGCCCTGCGCGACCGAGCCCGCAAGTACGTGTCGCTGGACACGCCCGAGGACGCGGACCTCGGCGACATGGCCATTGACATTGCCACGGGCTTCCTGCCGGTGGTGGGCACCGCCCAGGCCGGCCGCGACTTTGAGCGTGCCAGGCGAGACGACGACAAGTTGGGCATGGCCCTGGCCAGCCTGGGTGCCGTGCCTATCGTCGGCGGCGTGGCCAAGGTGGCCAACAAGGCGCGCAAGGGTGGCAAGGCGGCCAAGGAAGCCACTTCGGTGCGCGAGGCCGTCGAGCAGGCCGTGGCCGAGAGCGAGCGCGCCGGGCCGCCCGATCCGCTGGCGCAGTTCGGCCGCAAGCAGACTGAGGACGCCGCCCGCCAGAAGAAGGTGGAGAAGGCCAACCGGGCTGCGGCCGAGGGCCAGGCCGTTGAGGCCAAGGGCAAAGGTGATGGCCGGCGCGCGGCGCGTCCGGGCACCTACTACCGCGAGATGGCGCGTGAAGACGGGCCGGACGCCGTGCTGGCTGCAGCGCGCAAGGGCGACCACCTGCACCGCACGCCCGACGGCGGGTACGTGGGAGCACCGCGCGACATCAAGAGCCCGCAGGCGCTGGGGTCCATGCGCAACCGCCTCGACCGCAACGTCGAGACGAGCGCCACCGAGATCAACTACGCCGACCCGACGCGCCCGGCCGGCAGCTGGTATCCGCGCGCCAAGGCCGGTATGGCTGAGACCAGCGAGCCGTGGCGCATCGGGCGCGACGTGGAGGCGCACGCCGTGTACTCGGCCGGCGTCAGCCCCGCCAGCGAAACCGACCTGGCCATCAAGCACAGCACCAGCCGCGCGATCGGCGCGCCGCGCCGGGCCAAGTACCAGGACCAGGCTGACACGCTGGACTCCGCGGTGGCCGAGAACCGTGCCGCCGTTCTGGGTGAGAAGACCGGCGAGTACGGCCCGAAGATCGACCCGCGTGAGCCAACCGCCGGCCTGTTCGGCGTCAACGACTTCCGCAATGCCCAGCACTACGGCTACACCCACCCCACGGGCGAGCCGTGGCGCGCTGGGGTCACGTCGCCCATGCACCAGTTCATGGACGCCGAGACGGCGCTGCAGACGGCCCGCCTGAACGAGCGCGGCGTGGGCGGCCGCACCGACTGGACCGGCCCGATGACGCAGGAGGTGCCGTGGATCTCTGGCAAGGCCCAGGACCTGTACAGCCGGCGGGCCGGCGCCAGCTATCCGACCGGGCGCGAAGGCATGGTGCAGGCCTTGCGTGATGCCAACGCCACCATGGCTGACTCGGTGCCCAAGCACCTGTTCTCGGCCACGCACGAGCAGATGCCGGGCTTCAACACCGGGCACCTGCCGGCTCTGCCGGGCATGCCCGAGGACACCAAGAACCTGTACAGCCGTTCGGCCACCTGGGCCCTGCGCAACCAGGACGCGTCGATGTACCCGGGCATGCCCGAGTCGGTGGGCGCTGGCCCGCGCGACGTGCTGCACAGTGCGGCGCAGTTCCGCACGCTGCCCGTTCAGGACCACATCGGGCGGTACACCAACTCGGCTGGCCAGGTCGAGCAGAACCTCGGCAACGTCTCGCCGGTGCTGGTGGACATGCGCACGGGCGAGCAGATGGTCGAGCCCAACACCATGAAGGTGCTGGAGGCGATCGAGAACATGCGCGGCGGCATCGACGCGCAGGAGGCCAGCGCCGGCCACATCGTGCACACCTCGCGCCAGGTGCCGGCATCGGAGCGCGTGGCGGGTGTCATCGACACGGGCGGGCGGCCTATGGACCCCGCGGAGGTCGACGCGTTCAACGCGCGCCTGGCGGCGCTGCGCAGCGGCCTGGCGGTCAGTCCGTCCGCGAGAGGTGGTCTGGTTGCCGACTTCAACACCGTCTTTGACGACCCCAAAGCGTCGGTGGATGCAATCAAGCGTGCCCAACAAGCCGGCATCCCGGTGCAGTCCGGCCGCCTGGAGTCGTTCTACGTCCCGCACGAGTACGGCGAGGGCGCCAAGACGAGTTCGATTCTGCAGGGCTTCGCGGACCTGCCCGAGGGCGTGTCGCAGACCGTGAGCCGCAACATCAGCGAGTCGCCGGACGTTCGCAAGGTCATCGAGGCCAAGATCGCGCGCGATGCCGACCCTCAATACGGCGGCGGCGCCCGTGACGACATTCAGCTGATGCGCAAGTTCTTCAGCGAGGCCGATTGGGCGCGCGCGGTGGAGCTGATGCGCAAGGGCATGGCGCCCGCGGCCGCGGTGGCCGCCCTCGGCTACTCGCTCAGTGCCATGGCTGAGGAGGACCAGCGTTGACCCGTCGCCGCTTCATCCAAGACCGTCACACCGGAGAGTTGATCGAGGTCACCGAGGACCACCGCGAGCCCATGCGCAACGACGCGGGCGTGCTCTGGGGTGATCGCCACTACGACGGCGCACGGGCCACCGACGGCGCCGACATCAGCACCCGCACCAAGCACCGCGAGTACATGGCTGCGCGCGGGCTGACGATGGCGGATGACTACAAGGAGTCGTGGGCGCGGGCGCAACAGCAGCGCCAGGCCTACTTCCAGCAGGGCGGCTCGATTCGGCGCGCAGACGTCGCACGGGCTGTCCATCAGGTACTTAACCGAAGCCGATGATGACTGAACCCACCACACCATCCCTGCGCGAGGCCCTCGAGGCCGCGATCGATTCGCCGAGCCCGGCGCCTATCCTTGAGGCCGACGCGCCCGTCGCGGCTGACGAGCCGTTGCTCGACGCTCCACAAGGCGCCGAGTCATCAACTGGGGAGCCGCAAGCCAGCGGCCAGGACCTGAACGCGCTGGCAGAGTCCGACGCCTCGTCGCCCGCCCGCGAGCGCGACGAGCACGGCCGCTTCAAGGCCCGCCAGGCGCAGGCCGAGGCCGAGGCCGAGCAGCCCGAGCAGCAGGCCGAGCAAGACCAGCAGGCCGAAGGCGTGCAGCCAGGCCCCAAGCCCGGCCCCCGCGCCGACCGTGCTCCGCAGGCTTGGCGCCCCGACGTGCGCGAGCACTGGGCGCAGCTGCCCGAGGCGGTGCGCGCCGAGGTGCACCGGCGCGAGGTGGAAGTGCAGCGCACGCTGCAGGAGTCGGCTGAGGCGCGGCGCAACTACGACGCCGTGATGCGCACGATCGCCCCCTACGAGGGCTTCATCCGCGCCGAGAACAGCAACGCCCTGCAGGCCATCGACAACCTGATGAGCACGGCTGCGCGGCTGCGTACCGGCACCGCGCCGGAGTTGGCGCAGATGGTGGCGGGCATCGTCAGCCAGTTCGGCATCGGCCGCTTTGGCAACGGCTTCGTCGACATGCTCGACAGCGCCCTGGCCGGCCAGACGCCCCGGCAGGATCCGCAGCAGGCCGCCATCGAGCAGGTGCTGAACCAGCGCCTGGCGCCAATGCAGCAGATGTTCCAGCAGTTCCAGCAGGCGCAGGAGACGCAGCGTCAGAGGGTGGTGGAAAAGGCCCACGGCGAGGTGGCGCAGTTTCTAGACCGCGCCGAGTTTGGCGACGACGTGCGCCAGGAGATGGCCGACCTGCTCGAGCTGGCGCACCGTCGCGGCCAGGAGATGACGCTGCAGGACGCTTACCAGAAGGCGTGCATGATCAACGAGCGCGTGCGCAGCGTGATCCATGGCAGACAAAAAGCCCAAGGCGCCCAGGCCCAGACGCAGGCCGTGCAGCGCGCCAAGGCGGCCGCGGTCAGCGTCACCGGGGCTGCGCCGGCCGGCTCTATGCGCCAAGACGCCACCGACGTGCGCTCGGCCATTGAGGCCGCCATCGTCCAGGCGGCCCGCTGACGGCACATTCACGGCACGGACGGTGCGACAATCACACCATGGTGCGCAATGCGCACTTGGTGTGCCAAAGCACCCCAGCCACCGCAAGCTCCGAGGAGACGCCGCCCGGCGTCCCACCTTCGCGACAAAGACGGACTGACCCGGTTCGCGAGAGGCGCATCTGATCTGGTGGGCGCAAGCCCGTTTCCATCTCAGATGAGGAGTTTTCATCATGGCATTCGCCAATTCGTCCATCACGGACATCATCGCGACCACGATCCAGAATCGGTCGCGCACCATCGCCGACAACGTCACGAAGAACAACGCCCTGCTGGCCAAGCTGCAGCAGCGCGGCAACGTCCGCACCATCTCGGGCGGCAACGTGATCATCGAGGAGCTGTCGTTCGCTGAGAACGGCAACGCCGGGTTCTACAGCGGGTACGACCTGCTGCCGGTGGCCGCTCAGGACGTTATCAGCGCCGCCCAGTTCGATCTGAAGCAGTTCGCCGTGCCGGTCATCATGTCCGGCCTGGAGATGCTGCAGAACAGCGGCAAGGAAGCGCTGATCGACCTGATGGAAGCCCGCATCAACGTCGCCGAGGCGACGATGGTGAACAAGCTGGCGCAGTCGGTGTACTCCGACGGCACCGGCTCCGGCGGCAAGGAGATCACCGGCCTGGGCGCTGCCGTGCCCACCGCGCCGAGCTCCGGCACCTACGGTGGCATCGACCGTGCGACCTGGACCTTCTGGCGCAGCCAGCTGCTGGACGTGTCGACCTTCACCGGCGGTGCGGCCTCCGCGGCCAACATCCAGTCGTGCATGAACAACCTCTGGTCGCAGACCGTTCGGGGCACCGACCGGCCGGACCTGATCGTGTTCGACAGCAACTACTGGGGTTACTACGTCGCGTCGCTGCAGGCGATCCAGCGCTTCACGTCGCCCGACACGGCCAACCTCGGCTTCCCGTCCATCAAGTTCATGGACGCGGACGTCGTGCTGGACGGCGGCATCGGCGGCTACTGCCCTGCGAACACCGGGTTCTTCCTCAACACGAAGTACCTGAAGTGGCGCCCGCACGCGCAGCGCAACATGGTGCCGCTGTCGCCGAATCGTCGCTACGCCATCAACCAGGACGCAGAAGTTCAGATCCTGGGCTGGGCCGGCAACCTCACCTGCAACGGCGCGCAGTTCCAAGGCCGCATGGTCGCCTAAGTTTGGTGGACCTGTGGTGGGTCACCCTTCCCCTCGGGCGGGGTGACCCTCCCGGGGGGCTTTTTCACATCTGAAGGAGAACCATCATGGCAGTGACTTACGGCGCCGCCGTCTCTGCAACCGCTCCGGCCATCGTCGACACCGCCGCGTCGCAGTCGACTGGCGCATCCACCCAGGGCATCGGCCTGACGGGGGCTGACGGCGCCAGCGTCAGCGGCTCTCGCATCGGCTCCGCGCCCGGGTCCGACTTCCTCGTCGAGTACGGCGACGGCGTCGGCGTCTGATCCATCAACACAAGGAAAACACCATGCAACCCACCACGTCCACTGAATTTGCAGCCCCGCCGATGGCGCGGCCGGACCCGACGCGCAACACCGAGGACAACCGGCTGCACGTCGAGTTTCACCGCGTGCCCGTTCTGCACGAGTTCAAGAGCAAGGAAGCCGGCCGGGCGATCTACGTGGAGCGTGACTTTGTGCGCATCCACATCCCGGGCGACCGCCTCAACATCGTCGACCGTCCGGTGGACGCGCTGGACGAGCAGCGCTTTGCCGACCGCCTGGCCAAGTGGCGCGCGGGCCAGGCCGAGGCCGTCTCGGGGACGCCTTTGTCGGCCATGCCCAGCATGACCCCCGGCAAGGTCAAAGAGTACGAGTATTTCAGCATCAAGACGGTGGAGCAGCTGGCTGGTGCCGCAGACAACCTGGGCCAGAAGTTCATGTCCTTCCACCAGGACAAGTCGGCCGCCAAGGCCTTCATCGAGGTGGCCAAGGGCAACGCGCCGATGGAGGCGCTGAACGCCGCGCTGCAGGAGCGCGACGCTGTCATCGATGACCTGAAGACGCGCCTGGACGCGATGCAGGCTCAGATGAAGCTGCCGAGCAAGCGCGCGGTGGCGGCCGCCGAGGCGGTGGGCTGAAGCTGAAAGGGGCACGGGATGGCTTTCCAGCTTGTCGACGAGTCGAGCCTGTCGGCCATTGTGCAGAACGTGGCCTCGATGGTCGCGTTCCCCGTGCCCACCGATCCGGCCGGCAGCGCCGACCCGGCCGTTCAGCAGATGGTGCAGGCCTGCAACATGGCCGGCATCGAGCTGTTGACCATGTACGAGTGGCAGGAGCTGGTCAAGCCCTTCACCGTCAGCATCGCGTCCGACACCGCAGGCCAGAAGGAGAAAGCCTTCGCCCTGCCGGATGACTTCTTCGACTGGGTCGACCAGACCAACTGGAACGCCACCACGCAGCTGCCGAGCCTCGGGCCCATCTCGCCGCAGATGTGGCAGCAGCTGCTGGTGCGCACGACGCTGCCCACGCTGTCGTTCTACTGGCAAGTGCGTGGCAACCAGCTGTACGTGCTGGCGCCGCCGTCTGCGTCGCAGACGATGACGTTTTTCTATCTGTCCCAGGCCTGGGTGCAGGACGCCGACAACAGCGACCTGTACAAGAACCGGGTGCAGAAGAACGGCGACACCGTGCTGCTGGACGCCACGCTGGTGACGCTGTACACGCGGGTCAAGTGGCTTGAGATGAAGGGCTTGGACAGCGCGGCGGCGATGCGCGACTTCCAGGTCTCGTTTGAGAACCGCAAGGGCGCGGAGAAGGGTGCCCCGGTGCTGAGCATGGTGCGCACCTTCGGCATCCCGCTCATCCAGCCGCTGACCAACACGCCGGACACCGGCTACGGGTCGGCCGCAGGGGTCTGACATGCCTCTGGTGCCGCTTGCGCCCTCCAAGAGTCCGCGGCGGGCCGCGGCGGCTCGCGTCGCGCAGCCGTTCCTGGTGCCGGCGCCGGTGGGTGGCCTGAACTATCGTGACCCGATCAGCGCCATGGACCCGCGCGACGCACTGGTGCTGACCAACTTTATCCCGCGCCAGCAAGGCGTCGAGCTGCGCCGTGGCTGGCAGGAGCATGCCGCAATCGAGGGCTTGTCGGTTGAGTCGGTGTTCGGTTACGTGGCTCCCGCCAGCGCCAACAACAAAGTGTTCGCTGCGGCTGATGGTGACATCTACGATGTCACGTTGAGCGGCACGCCGACCATAGTGGTGACCACGACGGGCAGCACCAGCGACGAGTGGTGGACAACGCAGTTCTCGACGCCCGGCGACACGTTCTTGCTGGCCGTCTCGCCTGGCGCCGGCTATTGGACCTACAGCACCAGTACGGGCTGGGTCAACCGCACGGCCACCACGACTGGCTTGCCGGCCAACGTGCGCACGGTCGCGGTGTGGAAGCAGCGGGTGTGGTTTACGGCCGAAGGTGACCCCCAGGTGTACTACCTGGACACCGTAAACGCTGTCACGGGATCTTGCACCTCCATGCCAATGGGCAGCATCTTGCGCAACGGGGGCTACGTCTCAGCGCTGGTCAACTGGACCTTGGATGCTGGGGTGTCCATCGACGACTACTTGGTGGCCATCGGCACCGAGGGCGACATCGGTGTCTGGGAGGGGACTGACCCGACCAGTGCCACGACGTTCGGCCTGAAGGGCGTCTGGTACGTCGGCCCAGTGCCGCTGCACGGCAACTATTTCACCCAGTACGGCGGCGACGTGATGGTCGTCAGCGAGCTCGGGCTGGTGCCGATGTCGCGGTTGATCAACGGGCAGTGGAGCGTCGACAACCAGAACATTGGCCCCGCGGCCAAGATCCAGTCGGTGTTCTCGCCGCTGGTGCAAAGGCTGCGCAACAACAAGTTCTTCCACGTCTGCACGGTGCCGGGATCCGAGGTGCTGCTGATCAGCCTCCCCGTGGACAACGGCGTTTTCCGGCAGTTCGCCATGAACGTCACCACCGGGGCATGGGGCCAATTTGAGGGCATCCCGATGCGCTCGGCAACGGTGGTCGCTGGGCAGCTGTACTTCGGTAACGCCGATGGAATCGTTGGTCGTGGGCTGTACGGCAGCCTTGATGGCGTCGCTCAAGATGGCACGGGCGGCACGTATGTCGTCGGCGAGGCGCAGTGCGCTTTCAACTCCTTTGGCACGCCTGCCAACTTGAAGAAATTTGGTCTTGCAAGGCCCATTTTTTATGGCTCTGCGGCACCTGCAGTCAAGGTCAGCATCAACACTCAGTACAGCTTCCAGCAGATTGACGGTGCGCCCGCGTTTGATTCGACGGCGACGTCGTTGTGGGACTCGGATGTTTGGGGTACAGCGACCTGGGCCGCGCCCAACAGCTACGAGGCCTGGTACGGCACGACAGGCTTGGGCTACTTCGGGTCGCTGCGCTTGAAGATGCGTGGGTTGCCTGGCACGGCGTTCCTGTCGGCCAACGTGATGACCGAGATGGGCGGGGTGATGTGAAGCTGGTCACCGATCAACCTGGCACGCAACCCGTCGTCTGGGACTGGCTGCATCGCCGCACGAAGTTGCCGTGGAGCAGCGACCTGCGCTGCGTCGGCGTGATGCGCGACGACGGCACGGTTGCGGCTGCGGTGGGCTTCAACGCGTGGCAGACGGCCAGCTGCTGGATGCACGTCGCGTTCGACACGCCGCACTCGCTGACCCGTGCGCTGTTGAGGGCCGCGTTCCAGTACCCGTTCCTGCACGCCGGCAAGGCCGCGGTGTACGCGCTGATCGACCAGGGCAATGACGAGTGCCTGCGCCTGGTGCGGCGGCTGGGCTACCGCGAGATCGTCAAGACCGTTGATTGCGTGATGTTTGAGATGCGTCACGACGAGTGCCGCTGGATCAAGGAGCAAGAGCATGGGCAAAGCATCAGCACCGCCGCCGCCTGACTACGTCGGCGCAGCGCAGCTGCAGGGGGAGCTCTCGAAAGAGAACCTCAACATGCAGAACTACGCCAACCGGCCGGTGCAGAACACGCCGTGGGGCACGCAGTCGTGGGACACCCAAGCGGTGACCGACCCAAGCACCGGCGAGCAGTTCACGCAGTGGATGCAGAACACGACGCTGACTCCGGCTCTGCAGCAGGCGCTGGATGCGCAGATCGGCACGCAGAACGATCGCACCCAGCTGGCCAGTGGTTTCATGGACCGCGTAGCCAGCGAGTACGCGCAGCCCTTCGACTACAGCAACCTGCCGCAGATGGCGCAGGCCAACGCGCCTGGCGGCTTGACCACCGGCCTGAACAACTACACGCCGGGGCTGGCCACGGGCTTCAACTTCAGCGCGCTGCCACAGGTGGACAGCGGCTATCGCGACACGGTTGCCAACCAGATGATGGAGCGCATGCAGCCGGTGCACGACTACCAGCAGCGCCAGCTCGAGACGCGCCTGGCCAACCAGGGCTTCACGCAGGGCAGCGAGGCTTTCAAGCGGGCGATGGACGAGCAGCAGCAGCGCCAAGCGGCCGAGCGGTTCCAGGCGCTGAACCAGTCCGGCAACGAGATGCAGCGCCTGTTCGGCATGCAGATGCAGACGGCGCAGACGGGCTACAACCAGAACCTGGGCGCGGCGCAGTTCGCCAACCAGGCGCTCGGCCAGGCGGCTGCGATGGATCAGAGCCGCATGCAGGCGCAGAACCAGGCCATCGGCCAGCAGCAGGGCCTGAATCAGTCCTACGCCGACGCCCAGAACCGGCTGCGCCAGCAGGCGATCGCCGAGCAGATGCAGCGCCGTGGCATGAGCCTGAACGAGATGAACGCGCTGCTCTCGGGGCAACAAGTTCAGATGCCCAGCATGCCGTCCTTCTCGCAGGGAGGCATGGCGCAGGTGCCCAACATCCTGGGTGCCACGCAGATGGGCTACGACGCGCAGCTGGGCGCGGTCAACGCGCAAAACGCGGCCTTCGGCAACCTGCTCAACGCCGGGGCGCAGCTTGGCACCGCTGCGTTCATGTTCTCGGATCGGCGCCTGAAGTCCCGCATCCGCCGCGTGGGCACGCATGCCATTGGCGTGGGCGTCTACGAGTACGACATGTTCGGCGAGCGCCAGCGCGGCGTGATCGCGCAAGAGGTGCAAGCGGTGCGGCCTGACCTGGTCAAGCGTCACGCCAACGGCTACTTGATGGTGAACTACGGAGGCCTGTGATGAACGACGACCTGATGTTCGAGTACCTGCTGCAGATGGGCGCCCTGCGCCCGGAGCAGGAGGAGATGAGGAAGAAGCAGGCCACGATCGACGCGCTGCGCCAGTCGGCCACCGAGCCGATGCAGGGCCAGATGGTTGGCAAGCACTACGTGGCGCCGAGCCCGCTGGGCGCGGTGGCCAAGATAGCCCAGGGCTACATGGCCGGCAAGATGCAGACCGGCCAGGACGAGTCCATGCGCGGCTTCAACAACCGCCAGCGCAAGATTCTTGAGGACATGCGCAACGACCGCCGCCGCCAGTACGGCCAGGGCGGAGGCATGCAGAGCATGTCGCCGAGCCTGTACGAGCTGCCCTACGGCGACGGGCCGGTGTACTGAGGGAGCTTGGCCATGGACAACTGGACGTCTGCCGACACATTGGGCGCGCCGGTCAGCACCGGCATGCTGCCGGAGCTGGAGGAGATCTGGCGCCTGCAGCGCGAGTCGCGTCTGCCCAAGGCGCGCAGTGTGCTGTCGCCGCACGGCACGCTGACGGCCAACGTCCAGCCCCAGGCCGCGCCCACCAAGCCCAAGGCGCCGTCGATGCTGCCGTCGTCGGTGGAGGCCTACCGCAAGAAGGCCGGCGAGCTGTACCAGCAGGGCGCCGACCTCATGGACGCCGTGCCCGACATGTCGGCGCTGCAGGCCTTCGCCCGCCAGCAGGGCCAATCGGCCGACACGTCCATGCTCAACGCGCTGGCGGCGCAGTACGCGGGCGAGGGCTTCCAGCCCATCCAGGCGCAGTACCTTAAGCGCGCCGCGGCCGCCCGCGAGCCCATGAAGCTGTCCGGCGGCATGCTGACGCCCGACGGTCAGTTCCTGAAGGACCCGGGCGCGTCGCAGGCCAAGCGCGCCGAGTTCCTGCTGCAGCAGGCCAAGGCCTACGAGCAGATGGCGCTCAGCGCTCAGACGGCGCAGGAGCGGGCCGCGGCCACGGCTGCGCAGCAGGAGGTTGTCAACCAGCTGCGCTTGATGCAGCTGCAGATCAGCCAGCAGAACGCCCAGACGGCGCGCATGATGGCCGGCGGCGGTGTGCTGGGCGCCGGCACGGCCACGCAGATCGGCAGCGGCCCCAACAACGAGCCGATCATGCGGTCCAACAACGGGCAGCTGTTCACCTACGACCAGCAGGGCCAGGCCGTGCCGTACCAAGGCCAGGTCAATCCCAAAGTGAGCAGCGCCGAGTCGACTGAGGACGAGCGCAAGGCAAGGGGCTGGTTTGATCAGGCCAACAACGCCATCAAGAACATCAAAGCGGTCATGGCGCGCAACCCCGAGGCCGCCTACCCGACGGTGGCCGAGCGAGCCGTAGGCATGATCCCCGGCGTTGGCAGCGACGTGGCATACGCCATGAGCACGGCCGATCGGCAGATGTTCATTCAGGCGTCCGAGTCGATGGCCGAGGCCTTGCTGCGTGCGGCCACCGGCGCCGGCGTGAACAAAGACGAAGCGGAACAGAAGGTGCGCGAGCTGGTTCCGCGAATCGGGGAAAAGCCCGAGAGCGTCAGGCAGAAGATGAACTCCTACGACGTCTACATGGAAGCGCTGAAGGCCCGCGCCAACCGCGCCCTGCCCAAGTCTCCAGGCGCTCCAGGCGGCGCGGCTGCAGGCGCCGACCCGGAAGACCCCTTCGGCATCCGCAAGAAAGGCCCGTGACATGGAGCAGGTCAGGCTTTCCGAGCTGCGCGCCAAGTACCCGATGTACGGGGACTTGAGCGACGACGAGTTCCTGCAGGGCTTCCGCAAGAAGTTCTACGCCGACATGCCGGCCGGGCAGTTCTACTCGCGCATCGACTTCGACACTGAGCGCGAGCGGCAGCAGCAGTCGGTGCTGGATTCGATGTCGGGCACGCAGAAGGTGCTGGCCAACATCGGCGCGGGGATGACGGACCTGGCCACGGGCGCCAAGCAGCTGTGGACCGACATGACCGGCACGCCCGAGGAGCAGGACGCGACCAGGCAGGAGGTGCGCGCCAAGCGCGCGCGCGACCGGCGCCTGGCTGATGCGTCACCGGGCGGGCCCCTGGCCGGCAAGGCGCTGCAGGTGGTGGGCAACGTGGCGCCGACGCTGGCGCTGCCCGTTGGCGGGGCCTACAGGGCTGCCACGGCGCTGCCGCGTGCCATGGGCATGATGTCAGCGGCACCGACGGTGGCCCGCTTGGGCACCGGGGCGCTGATCGCCGACTCGGCGCTGACCGGCGCCGGGCTGTCGGCGCTGGACCCGGTGGCCCCTGGCGAGAGCCGCGGTCTGAACATGGCCATCGGCGGGACGATGGGCGCCGTGACGCCCGCCGTGCTCGGTGTGGGCAACCAGGTGCGGCGCATGGTTACGCAACGCGGCGGCGCGCAGCGTGCGGGCGAGCAGGTGGCCGGCGAGCTGGTCGAGGACGCGGCGCAGCGCCCGGCTGTCCTGCAGCAGACCATCGATGCTCTCAGGGCGAACCAGAACGCGCCCAGAGCGCCGATTCCACTGTCGACGGCCGCTACCCTTGCCAACCCCCAGCTGGCGCGCCTGGAGGCCGGCAGCCGGGCCCGGAGCGGCGCCAACTGGTACGACTTCGACCAGACGCAGGCGCGCGCAATCGCCGACGAGCTGACCGCGGCCACGCGTGGCGCCGAGCAGGTGGGCCAGCGCCGTGCGCTGCGGTCTGCCAACCGCTCGGCGCTCTACAACCAGGCGATGTCGACCATCAACGAGCCGGCGTTCCTGCGCGACCTGGGCGCCTTCCGGGCCAACCTGGACACCGCAGCGCGCTCGGCCGAGGCCAGCAACCCGGCGGTGCGCACCATGCTGCAGACGGTGGCCGACGAGATCGACCGCCTTGGGCCTGACTTCCGGCCGGAGCACCTGGCGACGATCCGCGCCAACCTGGCCAGCAAGTCGCCGATGGTGCCGACCAACGCCTACCAGGCTGCGCCGCGCGAGAGCCCGGCCACGATGTCGGTGCTCAGCGAGGTGGACAACATCCTGAACAACGCCACCGGCGGGCGCTGGCAGGACGTGCTGGGCGCTTACAAGCGCGACAGCGACATCGTGCGGGCCAGCCAGGCCGCCGGCAAGGTGCGCGAGAGCTTCACCGACCCGGCCACGGGCCGCGTGCGCGGCGTCTCGGCCGACACGGCAGGCGATGTGCCCAAGATCACCGAGGCGGGCCTCGGGCGGGCTCTGGACACGGCACGCGGCCCGCGCAAGGAGATGGTGCTCGACCCGACCGCCAACGCGCGCCTGGAGGCCGTGCTGGGCGCCCTGCGGGCCCAGAACATCGTCCAGGGCGTCAAGCGCAGCGCAACCGCCGGCGGCGGCAGCAACACCGCCAGCGACACCATCGCGGCCAAGGCGGCCAGCTCGGTCGCCGATGCGGTGGCCAACACGGCCGGCGCGCCGGGGCGTGCATCCCTTGAAGGCCTGCGTAACTTCGCCAACGCCCGAAAGGATGCCGCGCTGGCCGAAGCTTTGCAGAACCCGCAGAGAATGATCGAGATCCTGGAGCAGCAGCTGGCCGCCGGTCGCCCTCTGGGTCCCGCCGAGCAGCAACTGCTGGCGCTGCTGCGCGGCCTGCCGGTCGCGGCTCAATGACGGAGAACTGAGACATGCCACGCAACGCATCAGGCACCTACACGCTGCCGGCCGGCAACCCGGTGGTGACCGGCACCACCATTGAGGCCAGCTGGGCAAACTCGACGTTGTCCGACGTTGGCAACGAGATCACCAACAGCCTCAGCCGCAACGGCGAGGGCGGCATGCTGGCGCCGTTCCGACTGTCCGATGGCTCGGTAAGTGCGCCAGGCATCGCGTTCACCAACGAAACCTCGTCGGGCATGTACCGGCCAGGTTCCAGCCAGATGGGCCTGGCGGTGAGCGGCACCGCGGTGGTCAGCATGACCAACGCCACCGTGCAGGTGCCTGCGGCAATCCAGTTCCGCACCGACAACGCGGTGCTCAAGGGCTTGTCGGCGCCTTCGGTGGCTACTGACGCGGCGACCAAGGGCTACGTGGATACCGCCGTGGCCGCAGTGTCGTTGACATCGACACGCGTTGTGTACACCGCAACGGCCAGTCAGACCACCTTCTCGATCACCTACACGGTGGGCTCGGTTGACGTCTGGCGCAACGGCGTCAAGCAGATCAACGGCACCGACTTCACGGCCACCGACGGCACCTCGATCGTATTTGCGGCGGGGCTGCCAGCTGGCGACACCGTCGACATCGTGGCTAACGGAGCCTACATCCCGGGCCCGTCGGTACAAATCATCAGCACCAACACGGACGCGGTCAAGAACTGCATCTACGTGCTGACGGCCAGCCTGACGCTGACGCTGCCGGCGACGCCAAACGTGGGCGACCAGGTCCGCATCAGCAACCTGTCCGGCACCACCACCTGCGTGGTCGCGCGCAACGGCAACAACATCCAAGGCCTGCCCAACGATCTAACCATTGGCAGCCTTAATGAGACCATCACCCTGTGCTACGTCTCCGCGACGCTGGGCTGGGTGTTCATTTGACGTAGCAGGAGCAGTGCCCAATGACGAAGACTGCAACGCTTGCCGATGTACCAAACAACGGGCAGCTGGCGCAAACGGGTGAAATCAAGATGTGGCCAACGAGCTCGCCGCCGGTGGGCTACTTGTTGTGCGACGGCAGCGCAGTCAGCCGCACCACCTACGCGGCGCTGTTCGCGCTGATCGGTACAACATTCGGTGCTGGAGACGGCAGCTCAACATTCGGCCTGCCCAACTACACCGACCGCACGGTCATCGGTGCTGGTGGCCTGTACTCGGTCGGGGCCACGGGGGGCAGCAAGGATGCGACGCTTGTATCGCATTCGCACACTTACAGCGCAACGACCAGCACTGAAAGTGCGGACCACTCGCACAGTGGGACGACGAGTACAGGTGGAAGCCACCAGCACGGGATTCCCACGGTCCTTGGGGCCGGCGGAATTTTGGCGATCGACCAGGAGACAAGAGGCACATCGGCGACCGTCGATACGGACGCAGCGGGTAGTCACGACCACACCATCACAACTGGAGGCGTCAGCGCCAACCACACGCACAGCGTGTCGGGCTCCACCAGCACCGATGGTTCGTCAGCCACTGACGCCAACCTGCCGCCTTACCTGGGCATCCGTTTCATCATCAAGACCTGACGCTGAGGTGGTCATGCCGGAAATTGATCCACGCGAGTTTGGCCGCCTGGAAGCCGAGGTTCATACCCTGCGCAGTCAAGTTTCCTCAATGCAAGAGGACGTCAAGCGTCTGCTGGCGCTGGCCAACCGTAGCAAGGGCGGCCTGTGGGTCGGCATGACGCTGGCCAGCTTCTTCGGCGGCGTGGTGGCCTGGTTCGCCGGGCACTGGGGCGGCAGGTGACACCGCCTTACGACGTCGAGGATCGGCGACGGGTGGTCACTGACGACCACGTCAAGCTCCTTGTCGCTGAGATGGTGTCCACGGCGCTGCGGGACCAGAAGCACCACCTGGTGTCGTACATCGACAAGTCGGTGGCGGCCAGCGAGACCAAGGCGACGGATCGCCACGCGGTCATAACTGAGCAGCTCAAGCGCTGCGAGACGCAGTGCGACGCCTTCGCCCAGTCACTGCACCGCATTGACAGCAAGCTGGAAAAGTGGATCAACCGCGGCACGGGCGTCTGGGCCTTGGCGGTGACCGTGTTCGCCCTCGTTCAATTCGGATCGAAGTGGGTCAAATGATCGAAGCCCTGCTGTCCTTCCTTGGTGGCTCCGTCTTCCGCATGATCTGGGGGGAGGCGTCCGCTTGGCTCAACCGCCGCCAGGACCACCGGCACGAGATGGAGCGCCTGGCCCTGCAGCGCGACATGGACGACCGCGCGCATGAGCGCAGCCTTGAGGCCCTGCGCCTGCAGCACGACCTGGGAATCCAGACCGTGCGCGTCAAGGCCGATGCCGATGTCGCGGTGGCCGAGGCGTCGGCTTTCGGCAAGGTGATGGAGGCCGCCTTCAAGCCCACCGGCTACACCGTGGTGGATGTGTGGAACGGCATCATCCGCCCCGCAGGCGCCACCATTGCGCTCGGTCTGTGGGTGCTGAAGCTCCACGCCCAGGGCTACGTGATGGACGGCTGGGATGTCACCCTGTGCGGCACCGTGCTGGGTTTCTTCTACGCCGACCGGTCCTTGGGCAAGAGGGGCAAGTGATCGAGACGGCCAGGGCCTTGTGCCTCGCTTTCGAGGGCCTGATCCTCGAACCGTACCTGTGCCCGGCCAACGTCCCCACCATCGGCGTCGGCACCACCCGCTACGAAGACGGCACCGCCGTCACCCTGGCTGACCCGCCCATCGACCGCGAGCGCGCGCTGCAGCTGCTGGAGCACGAGCTGCGCGACCTCGCCCCCCGCGTCATGCGCCTGTGCCCTGGATTGGCCGAATGGCCGCCCGAGGCTCAGGGCGCGATCCTGGACTTCACGTTCAACCTCGGCCCCGGCAACCTGCAGGCCAGCACCCTGCGGCGCCGCGTCAACGACGACGACCGCCACGGCGCCCGCGCCGAGCTGGCGCGCTGGATCTACGGTGGTGGCCGCCGCCTGCCCGGCCTGGTGCGCCGCCGCGCCGCCGAGGCCGCTCTGCTGTAGCTCGAACCCTGTGCCGTTTTTGTGCCGTCATCCGGCGTCACAATGTGCGGAAACCTCACCGATGAGACATGCCCACGCTGCGAAATCCTCAATGTATTGTGATTGTGATTCTGGTTGGTTTCGCTTCTAGCTAGTTGATTTTGTTAAGGTTTTCTCAGGTGTGGATCGGTTTTGTGCCGTAAACGTGCCACATCTGCAGCAGCGGTGGTCGTAGCTCAGTTGGTAGAGCTCTGGATTGTGATTCCAGCGGTCGTGGGTTCGAGCCCCATCGACCACCCCATTACCCCCTGACCCTCAGGGCTCGCGGCAGGTGCCGGAGGCCGCCAGGATGGCCTTGTCCAGGGCGCGGGCGCAGTTGAGCCCGTCGGGCTGGCGCGAGATGCGGTCGGTGCGAAAGCGCCGCAGCCCGTGGCCCGGGAACTGCGCTTCGGTCCACTCCTCGTTGGACCAGACCACCC